TGTTCTTTGGACAGAACCCCCTTGGCCTAGGCAGGGAAAGGTGTAGCATTGCGGCCATTTCGCATTACACCGGCGCAGCCGCGTTGGCCGATGCAACGGCCCTCTACAACAGTGGCACACCGCTGGCCATGCCCACCACCGGCACGGGCAACCTGACACTTCAGGAATACTTCCCCTTCATGGAAAGCCCGGTGGTGCCCAGCACCAACTACGGTACGCCCACGGCAGTCGCGGGCATAAATGGCGGAAGGCTGTACTGCGGCCAAGGTTACGATCTCACCATACGGACTTGTAGCAGACATACCATGACCAACACCTACGCAGTCATACCGATAGCCGATGCACCAACCACTATGCCCGAAGCACCAGTGACATGGGGCTTCGAGAGGGCAGGAGTGCCATATGTCGGGCTGGAATATGGAGAGAAGGACCGAGTGCCCGACCTGCCTGGTTGGACGATGCTGATGGGCGCGGAGGCCTTCGCGAAGTGGATGGGGGTGGACGAGGAAAGGGGCTACCCGAGTGATAACATTTAAATATGATAAATGACAACATGACCGCAACAGCACCAATGACACTCCCTGAGCTATTCGACCATATACTCGACAAGATAGACACGCTACTTGCGGCAGGTGCCGCTGCTGCATTGGGGTATCAGAACTTCAGGCTGAGATTGGCCCAGACCAAATCAGCCGAGATTGATCCCGTGGCGCAACAGGTGGACATCATTCACAAGGTAGGCGAGGATCTGAGGGCCGACCTTCGCATGATCCGACTGGAGCTGGCCGAATGCGAGAAATCAAAGGCTGCAATGGGTGAATACATTACCGTTATCAGATTATACCCCGACTCAACAAATTCCATAAAATTTAGTTAATGATGAAGTGGTTATTTTTAATATTGTTACCCATTAATACATTGGCACAATGTATATTATCAGATAATGTGTCAGTCAATCCATTACCGATCGGGGGTACTTATCAACCCGGCCAGGTAATAACATTTACTTATACGATTACATCATACCAAGGACTATCAGTTAATTGGATGCATGGGGTAGTTCCAGTACTAGGATCGGGATGGTTACCTAATTCGACCACACCCATAGGAATTCCAACTAATAATAATGGTAATGGGATATGGATATGGGTAAATTCCGTAACATCTTCCGCGACTGGCGCAGTCGTACAAGGCCCGGGATGGTTTTATGATAGTCCTTCTGGTGGCCCGGGCGTATTAGACGGTAATCCTGGCAATAATTGGGGCGATGGATTATCGGCCCCGTGGACATTTCAGTGGAGTGCGACAGTAGGCAATTGCCCGCCAAACCAGAACGGTACATCACTTTCAGTTATTATACAAAATTATGCCGATGGTGAAACTGGTAGCTGGATAAACTATGATTGCGCTAATGATCCTAATGAAACCTTCAATGCTACACTGCAATGTTGTTTACCTGTAGTAACAGGCCCCATAACTCATAATTAACCGATATTTATAATAAAGAACATCATGAAAAAAATTATCTTAACTGCCGCATTAATATTATCAGCTATGATAACTAACGCACAAAATACACCATTCCCAGACTTTTTATGTCAGAACGATGTAAATTTAACAACATATACTGTACCGTTTACCGCTGGTTCAACATACCAATGGGTAGTAACTGGTGGTGTAATAGTAGCCGGCCAAGGTACTAATACCATACAAGTTAACTGGTCAGCTACCGTTCCAGGCGTGTATAACGTATCAGTAACCGAAACTACCGCCGCGAATTGCCCCGGTGCTCCAGTAGCATGTACAGTTACAGTGACTCCGACCCCAGCCACCGGCGCTATAACACATGATTAAATGGTTAACTATATCATTAGTTTTATTAGCCAGTACTGTGAACGCACAGTATATAGACCGTATTTACAGATGTTTAAGTAACGTAGAAACAGTTAAATATTCTGTCGAATATAATTCCAATTATCAATATCAGTTTGACGTTGTTAACGGCGAAATTATATCACAAAATAATGGTGATGTATTAATTACTTGGAATCTAAATTTTGATTATTGCAACCTATATGTGACGGTTGTTAATGAATTTGATTGTTTTGCTACGAGCATATTAACAGTCGAAGTATATCATTGCAATGAAAGTACTATTTATGTACCATCAGCGTTTACGCCAAACGATGATATTAATAACCAAAAATTTACCCCGCGGGGGACTAACTTGAATTATTATGAAATGGCTATATTTGATAGATGGGGTACTGAATTATACTTTACACGTAATATAGATGGTGGTTGGGACGGTAATTATAAAGGAAAAAAATGCCCAGGTGATATATATGTATATCATATCTTATATCAAGATCATAATAATTACTACCATATATTAGACGGAAAAATTGTATTGCTACGATAAAGCCTTTTGCTGATCGGTGATATTTATTAGAAATGAAAAGGATTGACTAATGGCAGTAAATATCCCAATATGGAACGGGTCATCAACATTTGCCGCTGGCCAAACACCGTTAGGTTTTTACGATTCGGATTCTGATTTTGCCACTGAAATTGATAAAGTATCAAGATGGTGTGCACAAAAACTTGGATATCCCGTCAATGACGTTGAATTACCATCCGGCTCATTTTATGCATGCTTTGAAGAAGCTGTAAATGAATATTCATATCATGTCAACACAAATAATATCCGCGATAATTTCTTAAATTTATATGCATCGCCGACCGCGAATATACAGTTAACACAAAAAGCTGTAACACCTACCTTGCAAGGTATTATTGAAATTTCCGCGGATTATGGTACACAAGCCGGCACCATTGGTAATGTTAATGTATATACAGCATCATTCACAACTACACCGAATCAGCAAGTTTATAATTTAACAGACGCTAACTTAGTAAGTTTCGAATCGGGTAGCCCTGCTACGGACTCATTTGAAATACGCCGGGTATTCCATGACAATTCACCGGCTATTACTAGGTATTTTGATCCATTTGTCGGTACAGGCCTAGGAGCTAATCAAATGTTAGCAGAATTTGGTTGGGGCGCATATTCGCCCGGCGTGTCATTTCTAATGATGCCAATGTATGCCGATGTGTTAAGATTGCAGGCTATTGAGTTAAATGATCAAATAAGAAAATCATCATATAGTTTTGATATAAAAAATAAAACTTTGAGACTGTTTCCTATACCAGCTGAAACTTTCAAAGTGCATTTCTATTATATGCTTAAAAAGGAAAAGGCTAATCCATTACAGTACCCTAATAGTAATTCCGGGTCATTGGTAAGTGATTATAGCACAGTACCGTACGGCCGTATGGATTATAGTTTAATCAATGAAGTCGGGCGTAATTGGATACGTCGATATACTTTAGAATTATCACGTGAATTATTAGGATTAGTTCGAAGTAAATATAGTTCATTACCAATACCCGATAGTGAAATAACTCTTAATGGTGGTGAATTAATATCAAGCGCACAAACCGCTAAGGATAATTTAATCACAGAACTCAAAGAAACATTAGATACATTATCACGTCAAGCACAACTAGAACGAAAACAAGCTGAGGCAGATGCGTTGTTACAGCAATTGTCACGTATACCATTACTAATATATGTAGGATAACACATGGCGTTGTTCGGGTCCGGCAGAGATGCTTCATTAATTAGATCAATCAATAAAGAATTATTGAGATATATTGATACTGAGGTATTGCATTACAAGGCAATACTCGATAGTACCAATGAAAATATATACGGCGAATCAACACGTCGACAGTATTACACTGCGACTCGTATATCGGCATTCATACAAAAAGATCAGCGTACGGCTAATTCTGATGACATGGGTGTAGATTTTACACGTACGTCGCAATTTAGATTTTTACGTGATTCGCTTAAAGATCTCAATATTATTATTGAAGAGGGCGATATAATATCATGGGACAATGAATATTATGAAGTTGATAACGTACGACGTACACAGTTTTGGTTTGAGCGCAATCCAGAATCATTATTAGGTAATATTAGCGGCGAGCTGACAGATGAGTTTGGTTATAATGTAGCAATAGTCGCTGAATGTCATGTTATTAATCGTAGTACTATTAATATTGAAGAAGTACGGTCTGGTATTAATAAACCAGCTTATAATGAACCAACTGATAGAGGTATTTATAACTAATGACACCGGATCTAAATAAATCAAATTCATCATATACAAATGATCAGTCCGTAGATAGATCACGTCAAATTAGACGCGATGATGATACTATTAAAACACAATCATGTACTATATATGACCATGATTATGCTATATTATCTTACATACGTGATATCATAAAACCTAAAGTATCAGAAAATGATAACATGATCGATGTACCGGTACAATATGCCAATGGCGAAAAATGGAGCCAGATACAAGCTAATGGTTTTATGCGTGACGGTACCGGTAAAGTTATGACGCCGTTAATTATGATACGTCGTAATAGTATTACCGAGCGTGATATACTGAAAAAACTCGATGTTAACTTAGATTTATCACCCGATGGTAGAAAATCTGGTAACGCTATAATAATGCAGAGCAAGTATACTAATAAAAATAGATATGATCGATTTTCAGCCACATCAAATTCTAAACCTAATAAAGAATATTATATCTCAGTAATACCGGAATTTGTTGATGTATCATATGATATACTGATATGGACAGCATTACAAGAACAATTGAATCAAATAGTTGAACAGATAATGCCTACCGGCGGTTTTGCATGGGGTACTACATGGAAATTTCCATGTTACATTTCTGATTATTCATTTGATTTATCTAATGATCCCGGTACTGACCGTATAGTTAAAGCTACATTACCCATCACAATGAAAGGCACAATAGTAGCTCCATATGAACTATATGCATCAACATTACGTAAATCATTTAGTGTTAAACAAGTTCGATTCGGCGAATCAAATGTAGATAATGAGCCGCCCAGTGGATACCAAAATAATATTGGTACAAATGGAAATTTCCAACGATTTTATCGATGGGATGATTAACGACTAGCATATTTATTAGAAAGGAGTTATATGGAAACAAAACAATTAACGACAGACGAGATCGATCAAATTAAAAGCATTGAAACGCGTGGCGAAGAAAAATTATTTCAATTTGGGCAACTCGAAGTTGAAATTCTAATGGTAACGCGTAGGCTAGATGAATTACATGCCACCAAGGAACAATTGCATAAAGAATTTCATGCATTACGAAACGAAGAACAACAATTAGTAAAACAATTAAATAGTAAATATGGGGTTGGACAAATTGATATTGAAGCTGGTACAATTACATTTAGCTAAAAATAGTGTTTGGGCCAACTATAGCATATTTATATTAAACTAAACAATATAAAGGAATAAGCAATGGCCGAAAGAATAGTTAGCCCAGGCGTATTTACCAGAGAAATCGATCAATCATTCTTACCGGCTGCGGTGGGTGCAATAGGGGCCGCTGTAATAGGCCCAACCGTAAAAGGCCCAGTATTAGTACCGACAATCGTATCTTCATATGGAGAGTTTGTACAATTATATGGTGATACATTTACTAGTGGGTCGGGTGCATCAGAACGAAGCTATAAATATTTAACTTCAATCGCGGCACAAAATTATCTACGATACGCTGATACATTGACGGTTGTCAGGGTAACAAATAGTAATACATATTCCCCAGCCAATTCCAATATTGTATCATTGGGCGCATCTGCCTCCAATGATATTACTAATGGCACATTTACCGCATTTAATACTAGTGCACCGTATAATACCGGTCAAGGTCCGGCCTTTAAACTATATACATTAACAGATGGTGACATACTTAATAGTGGGCAGACCATAGCATCATCAAACGGATCTGGATCTGCGACAGATGAAGGTATTAATTCTATATTAGTATCAGGATCGCGTGATAATTTACGTTGGGAAGTATCTAATGTTAACGTAAAAAAGGGTACATTTACATTATTAATACGCCGCGGCGATGATACGCGTCAAAATAAAATAGTTGCGGAACAATGGAACAATGTTACATTGGATCCTAATTCGCCCAACTACATCGCGCAATTATTAGGTGATCAATCATTTACTGTAGTAGATGGTTCGACATCAAGCCCATTCTTACAATTAAGCGGCTCTTATCCGATACGTTCAAAATATGTACGTGTTGAGGTATTGAAAACGACTATTAACTATTTAGACAGTAACGGTAACGTACGTGTACCAGCGGCATCAGCTTCATTACCAGCTCCGGTATCCGGTACTTTTAGTGGAGGAAGTGTATCATATGCCCATCCACAAAATTTCTTTGATAGCATAACCGATACTCAATCTCAAGGATTACAATTAGCGTCTGGCCAAGGTGGATATTCGCAATATACGACCGCTATTAACCTTCTTTCAAATCAAGACGAATATGATATTAACTTGATAACCATGCCAGGCGTTACTAATGATAGTACTAATGGATCTGGTATTGTAACGGCTGCGCAAAACATGGTTGAAAATCGCGGCGATTGTTTCTTAGTATCTGACCCGGTATTATATGCTAGTAATATAGCTACCGCCCGGGCAAAAGCTGAAGCTCGTGATTCAAGTTATAACTCCATGTATTGGCCATGGGTACAATTACCAGATGCCGATCTAGCTCGTAACGTATGGGTTCCAGCATCTACGGTTATTCCCGGTGTATATGCATTTAACGATCGTGTAGCCGCACCATGGTTTGCACCAGCTGGTCTCAACCGCGGTGCATTGGATAATGTTATACGGGCTGAACGTAAACTTACCCAAGTTAATCGTGATGATCTTTATGAGAGCAATGTCAATCCAATTGCAACTTTCCCAAATTCCGGCGTCGTTGTTTATGGCCAAAAAACATTGCAGAAAAAAGCATCGGCATTGGATCGTGTCAATGTACGTAGATTGTTGATAGCAGCTAAAAAGTTCATTGCATCTGCTAGCCGATTCTTGGTATTTGAACAAAATACTACGGTTACACGTAACAGATTCTTATCAATTGTTAATCCATATTTTGAAGATGTGCAGCAGAGACAAGGTCTATATGCATTCAAGGTAGTAATGGATGAGAGCAATAACACACCAGATGTTGTTGATAGAAACCAATTGGTAGGACAAATATTCTTGCAACCAGCTAAGACAGCTGAATTTATAATTATTGACTTCAATGTGTTACCTACCGGAGCAACATTCCCTGGGGCATAATTTGAAATTAATGATATATATATAAAATAAGGAACGTAAAATGCCAGTACTATTAGATCCAACCGAGATATTTTTTACAGCCTATGAACCAAAAATGGGTAACCGATTCATTATGTATA